ACCAGCCTCTGCTGTTTCTGCGCCTGTCTGTGCTAATTCCGCCGCAGCTTGCGCAGCTTCGGCAGCGGCAACCGCCTCTTGGCGTATATCACCTGTTGAAAACCCAATGCCATCATTTGATGCAAAAGTGACCACACCGGTCCCAGAGTCGTAGGAGCCACCAGTAAACCCATCACCCTTTGGGCCTCGACCAGCGGAGACTTCCAGAGTGGCGTAGGTTGACCCATCCGTAAGCGAAACAACATCAGATGAACCTGCACTGCTAATGTTTACCGTGTAAATAGCCATGCTTAGTCCCTCGTGATGTCTGCGAGTACGTCGATTGTGAAGGTCTGCGAAGAATTAACCTCGCCACCACCTTCAATAAACTCAATGTCAGAAAGATATTTCTGAATGCCCCAAGTCTCAGTCTGAGCAGCAGTCGCACTTAATGTGAACTCGCCAGCCGCAGCGTCGGTCTTGGTTACAGTTAGAGCCTGCAATAACGCATCATCAGAGCCACGCACTTGTGATGTGATAGTGAAGTTCGTGATGTCTACTGCGTTGCCCTCGTTTTCAAGAGTGCAGGACAGCTCGAACGTGTCTCCGCGCTTATGAGTTATCGTCGCCATTTACAAGCCTCCAAAGGTTGACTGCACGTTATCACAAAGGCTTGCAGTAGTAAATCAGGACGGTTTTTCTGGCCATACAGGATTTCGCGGGTCAGTCGTGTTGTCAGGAAAGTCACGCAAGGCTTGGCGGTAGGTCGCCCATGCATCTTGATCTACAGGTGCATCTGGCACTTGGGTCCAATCAGATGCAGTTAGGAGTTCGTCTCTTTCTGCACGCAGCTTACCCCAAGATTGCGCATCATCCCAAACCCACCGCTCAGTGCTGTAGTCAAAGTTGCACGGGTAGTCGGGCTTAGGCGGCAGAGCAACAGCAGAGCCATCCTTGATGTAGTATTCTTTGCCTGAGTATTCGCCCTCGACCCAAGATGAACCATCTGGGATGTTAAGCTGAATGATCTCAAGATTTCTCGCAGATACAGTTGAAGTAATCTGACCAGTTGCGGGGTTGTAAACTGTAGCTTTCATTTGAACGCCTCAAAGATAAATGCAGTTCCGTCCTCTATTCCAGTGTTGCCAGTGGTTAAAACCTGTACCTCCAACGTATTGGTTCCAGCTTGAGTAATTACCCCAAAAATGTCCGTAAAAGGTTCTGTGCCACCGCTGCCAGAGACTCTACCTACCCTTTGCGTAACGCCGTTCCAGACAACCCTATACCTTGCTTCACGCTCATTGTTCTGAGGAACTATCAGCAAAAAAGAGGCCCCCACAAGAGCCTCCTCTCCAGCACTCGCACTTACTGAAACGCTCATACCCGTTATATATGCATTTACAGAAGAAGTGAAGAGCGGAACAGTTACAGATGTCTGACTTGTGATAGCACGATCAGCTACCTTAATTGTGCTAACTGCAAGGTTGTCGATCTTAGCGTTGGTAACTACAGCATTATTAATCTGTGCTGAGTTAGTGATAATACCAGAAGTCGCCAGCAAGCCACCTGTGATGGTATTGGCTTGTATCTTGTTACCCGTAATGACACCACCTTGAATGGCATCACCATAAATACTGTTCGCAGCAATAGCATTAGCGCCAACAGCATTTGCACTGATCTTACCAGCTTGGATTGCATCATCAGCAATTTGGGCCGTGTCGATAACACCATTAGGTATCTGAGACTGAGCAATGCTACCCTGTAAGTCACCGAAGCTCTCAGCGCCACCAACAACTTGCTCCCAAGCAGAACCAGTCCACTGATACAGTTTGCCATCCGTGCGGTTGAACACCTTCTGACCTGTAAAGTCACCAGAAGCAGGCAACGAGGTTACATCCTCAATCGCATAAAGTCCTTGCTCAGTGAAAAGGCTGTATACGCCATTCTCAAAGTCAGGGTCGTCAACAAAGGTTGTGGTCGCTGATACGCCAGAGGTGAAGCCTGACGTGTTGCCGCTGTAGTCAACAGCACGCAAGAAGTAGAACTTAGTGACGTTTACATCCAGATTGGGCCGAATAAACTCACTACCACCAGACGTGCCGACAAGACTAGCACTACTAGAGTTGTCAGTGTCGTTTTCCCACACTTCAACATAATTAAGATCAGCATCAGCAGGGTTCGTCCAGCTTACAGTGATATACCTAAAGCCACCATCAGCAGATACACTGGTTGGTAGTGCTGGTGCAGTCGTGTCGCCACCAGCAGTTAGAGTTGCTGTCGCATACGGGCCGAAAACACCGCTCGCAGTGACTGAGCGAACTCGGAACTCATATTCCACACCATCAACCAAAGGCGCAATCTCTATAGAGCTGTCTGCCGTTGTTGTTGAGTTGTAAGCTGTATCACCGACAACGCGCCAATCGACTTCATAATGAACGACAAATGCACTAGCCGCATTATCCCAGCTCAGGACAGCCGTGTTGATAAACGTGCCGTCACCTTGAGTGCGCCCACCTGCTGAAGCAGTCAAATTCGTAATCGCCAATCCAGCACCACCATCAGGCAAATTGCTGTTGTTACCGATGATGTCGCTTTCTTCTGCGTTCCAATCGAAGGCCGCAGCGGAAGTCTCTTGCAGAGTAAGGTTGACCCGCAGATCGCCCGCATCCTGATTTGATGAGAACTTCCAGCCGATTACCTCAAACTCTTTTTCGTCAAAGCCATAACGCTCATTAGTGAAAGCGATAATGTCGCCAACTTCCACATTGAACGCCTCAAGCCCGAAGTCAGCGCTGATGGTCATCTGCTCACGACCACGATAGAGCGTCATCTTGGCAATGCGCTGCGCTGTGGCCGCACTTGTGGTGAACGGCAAAGGCAGGTCTAGCAAAAGCTCATCCCCGCCATCCTCGGCTTGGAATACGCTGCTTTTGATTGGCGGGTAGTCAGCAGTGATGTAATCGGCTGACGCATTGTTGAATGTGCCCGTCACGCCGTTGAAGCTGTCACGCATAGTTGATCGCGTGTTTAGGTTGATCTGGCTGCGCAGGTCATCAAGTGTCAGCGTTTTGACAGGTGCAGTATATGCGCCGACTTTCAGCTTCCAGTACCCTGACCCCCAGAACAACGTGCCAGCACATGCTGTCGCCATGTCGCCCAACACCTTGCCGACAGGTGAACTCGCCTTAACGATGCCATCAATCGTGTAACGCTTTTCTGTGCCGCTGCCACTAAGGGTTACAAGTTCATCACTCTCGTTGGCCGCAGCGGAAAATACCACGTCATCAATAGCGCTGTCATTCAGCCCGTATTCACTGGTGATGAAGTCACGCATACAGAGCGCAGCGTTGTTGCTGTAAGCCGTCACGCCAGTGCGCGGGTCATATACCTTCTTACCTTTAACAAGAGCTGTGATGAGCGGCACACCACTGGCAAATACAGTCGCGTCATACTCATATCGCACATAAAGATAAGCGATGCCGTTACCGACGAAATCAGCGGTAAGCGCGTCTGACCCTGTAAGCTCCGACTCATCCAGCAAGTCACGCGGTGCAGTCGTTTGGCTTCCGTTAAACTTCTGGATGCGGATTTTGCTCTCGCCATCTTTACTCCACAAGTCATCGGTAACAAGACCACCCTGACTTTCAACAGTCTGCTTCGCGGTGACAAGACCACTCCCCTCAACGAAATCACCCTGAGCTTGAGGTTGCGCACCAAGGTCTATCAGTTGTTGAAGGGTCAACTCTTGCCCGACAGAATAGTCTGATGTGCTTATAAGGTTGCTCGCCTGTTTTGGGACGGGATCAGAGCCATCGTTGGTTATAGACCAAGAAACATCATACTTATATGTCGTTACATCTTCCAGCGTAACAACCTCATCATTGATGTAGATGTCGCCGATCTCAGCAACCTCATGGCCAGCAAGAACAATGATCTGGTGCAGATATTTATTCTTCTCGCCAGTTGACTCATAGTAAGTCACTGTGCCGCCCTTGCGGACCTGACCATACACAAAGTCAGCAGGTGCAGTAGCGTCACGAGTGTTTACAAGCGTGCCCTGCGAACCAAATGAAGAGAAGTCTGGCTTAGGTGCTAGGGCTGCAAGCGCCCATGATGTGACGGCGGAGATGGCTAGGTAGCCGACAAGATATGCGCCTTTAACTCCCAAGAAGGTGGCGGAAGCAAGTGCAGCACCACCAGTGCCGAACGCACCCAAGATGAACCCGCCTACTGCTTCAGGCATGCGCGCAACTCTATCCCATGAGTTCCAGTTCTTCACCGTGAAGTCGCCTAGTTTGTAACTCATGCCTTAACCCACGCTCCGTCAATATCGTCTAGCGGCAGGTATACCACACCCACCTTGTCCAAGAAAGCGCACTTACTTCCCGTGCAAATGCCCATAGCAACGCCTGTGATCCACTTGCGGGCCTTCTTCGTAGTAACAAGCGCACCCAGTGGCGGAATGCCGTCAATGCGCTTCCAGCGCGTGTCTATGGCGCTCTCAAGCGTACTTGCACCGTGCAGCCTGTGAAGCTCTTTAACAAGCTCAGACCTGCGGATGATTTGACCGTCAGGCATATACCTACCAACCCACTCATCAGCCCAGCCATGCCCGTACATAGCCCGCCAAGCATCATTCGTGAACGTCAGGCAGTCATGGCTACCCCAGACAAAGGGTTCGCCCTTCTTCGCCTTCAGGTAGGCGTTGAGGCGCTCTCTTGGCCCCATCAGTCCGATGTAACCTCACGTCCCCACACAATGTCACGAGCCTGTAAGCCTGAGACATAAGAAAAGAACGTGTCATCTGCATAACGAGATTGGTGGTTCTCATTTGTGTAGCGCCAGTTGGACGCCCTCTCCAAACGAACCAGCTTACTCTCGACCGTCAGCGTAATCGTGCTGGCATCACCGCTGTCCTCAATCGACATTACGTCCATCAAGCCGCTGAACACTTCGATAGGTGTCGAAGTATCAGTCGTGCCAAAGTAAACCTTACAGGCCCGTCGCTGATACGGCTCTTGCAGTGCAAGCGAAACCAGATCAGTCGGCACACCAGAAAGCTGCAAAGTGATATTCTTTGCTGACAGGTCATTCACCTCATCAAGCCCACTGATATTTAGCAAGTTGCCCGTGCCGATGTAGGTTTCACTAAAGATCGTTCTCTCACCATAACCCGTCCAGAAGCGAACAGGTGCAGAGTCAAAGTCCATCTCAACAGCGTAAAACGGTTCAACTTCGGGTTGAGATAGGGCTGTCAGCAGTGAAGCTGGTGTGCTTCTGGTCATAGTGCCTCCATCGCGCCAAATGTAATGCCATAAATGCTGGCCTCATTAACAGACCACGATTGCTGGTTTGATGAAAGGCGGAAGTTTCCAACCGTGTTATTCACAGCAATAGAGCCGCTGCGTGTTCCGCGAACATGAGGCCATACTTCAAGAGTTGTGTCGCCGCTTCCGTCAGTGCTGGCATTCTGTAACACCTTGTGCAGCGTAGCATCAGCAGCAGTGCCGATCTGAATGTAGTCGCCAGCAAGAAGCCAGTTTGTCTTGCTCCTAGATGCACCCGTCACAGAGATTGTGCCACCCGTCTGATTGGTGATGACAGGGGTGCCAAGAAACGATCCGGCAAGGCCACGGGGTGCTGGTGCAGCAGGATCGCCCAACAGGAACGTACCAAGCTGACCTCGCAAGCTGATTAGGAATGAAATCCACTGCTCCGCGTCTGCCCGCTTCATAGCAGGAAGTGAGATGTCAGCCTGCCATGATTGCCCTGAGTAGGCGTGAGCCTGACCAGCAAAAGTAAATGGGCTTCGGCTGTATGCAACAGCGTTTATCGCCGTCATCTCCACACTCATCACGCCAGTGTGACTAGGCAGCGCTAAGGGGTAGCTAATGCTCATGCGAATGACCTTCCGTATGATCCGCCACGACGCTTGGCATCTGAGACCGCTGCTTTGGCACTTTCAGCAATCTGAGGCATCAAGGATTTAATCTCGGTGCGAACCGTCTGTTGGACGCCAGTGCTGACGTTAATGGTTTGATTGACCACCACTCCGCCAGTTCCCTGACCCTTAGTGTGGTCAATAATAGTCTCACGCGGGTGGACCATAGCCATGAAGCCACCCTTGCCGTCCATGCCGCCTGCACGAGCGCCACTGCCAGTGTAGCCGCCTCCATCAGCACTCGGTATCCTTGAGCTGCTCGGAACCGGACTCATGCTTCCGAAACTCAGACTTATGGCATCGGAGATAAATCCAGTAATCTTCTTCACAACAAAGATGCGATACAGCTCTTTGATGATCTCAGACGCCATAGACCTGAAAGCACCCTTAATAGAATTTGTGCCATCGACAGCGCTCATCATTGCATTCTCGAAAGATTGGCCCACAGAGTCCTGAATGTCCTTTAATCTCTTCATCTCAGGGGAGAGATCGCTTTTTACAGCCCTGCCCAGCTCCTTAACGCCAGCAGTGCTTGATGATGCTGTTTGTGTAAACTTCAATAGGCCGCTTTCAGCAGCAATAATCTCTCGCTCAATCCTTGCTGCCTCAGAAGCAATGCTCGCCAACTCCAAAGCACTATCGACACCAGCATCTTTAGCAGCAATCTCTGCTTTGCGAGCTGCTTCCATGACGCGTATCTCGTTATCGCTAAGGCCGCGCGTGCGACCCCTTAATTCAGCTTGTAGCTGCTGCAACTTAGAAAAGGCAGTCGTGTTGATCCCCATTACTGCATTCGAAGCCCTCTGCATCGCGTCAGCGAAAGCATTACCACTTTTTGCGGCGCTTTCAGTCTCATCCGCGGCTTCCTCTAAGGCCTCCTTAACGGCTTGACCGCCCTCCCCCAGACGATCAAACACACCTTCTTGCTCAAGAAGGGTGGTGAGTGATCTACGGAACGCCTCAATTGGACCATCAGTTACTTTAACTAACTGGCTTTCCATTGCAGCAATGCTCGTGACCAAACCCTCAAATGTCTTGGCTGACTTGACCTTCTCCATGTTATCCAAGAAGATCTGGAACTCATTGGTGGTTAGGCCAAATTCATCCCTGAAATCACGAGCGTCCTCCAGTGCTTCCCTGAGGGCTTGACGTGCGCCTGCGGGTGCATTCTCACCGAAACGCATAATTTCAGCTAGGTTTGCGCCCACGGCGTCGGATATTTCATCAAAGTTCTCAACCATCTCAGACAGAGGGGCGGATGAGTCCTTTAATAGCTTTGAGATTGAGTCAGAGAGACCAGCCATCTTGATGGTCTCTAGACGCTCGACCATTGACTTGATTTGAGCTTCAGCTTCGCCAAAAGTCTCGGTGAGGTATTGATCGAACGCATCCCCAGTTAGCTTGGCTTGACCTTCAGCAACGCTCAATGCCTCAGACAGAGATCGTATTGGCATCGTCACTTCTTTTGCGGCATCCCTTGTCTTCTGGACTGCAACAGCGAATGCAGAAAAGATAGCAACACCAGCCCCGACTACAGCACCAAGCGGACCAAAAATCTGCAATAGCTGAGGAGCCTGCTGGCCAAATGCCTGCATCTTGGATGTGCCGTTCGCGACCTGAACGGCATAGTCACCAATCTGATAACCAGCTTGCTGCAAGCCACCCATAGCAAACTTGCGTGTACTTACTCTTGCACGCTCAAGGCTACCGCCGAACTGATTGACCTTCTTTTGAGCGTCACGGACACCATTGCCCGTGCGCTGAGTGGCCTTTGTTACATTATCAAGAGCTTTAATCGCGCTTCCCGTCTGCGCTGCGACAACAATGTTAATCTTACTCATTCTTATCGCGCTCCTCGATCAGCGTGAAATATGCGACCCATTCATTATACTCGCTAAGGCTGATTTCCTCAATCTCGGAGATCGTCTTGCCCAGCCTTAGCGCAAGTCCAATTAGATTGAACCTAAATGGGTCGCCCCTTAGTTTTTTTCGTGGTCTTCTGCTGTCTCAGCGTTAAAGACCGATCCAAAAACCTTGGCGATTACGTTTACAGGCTCGCCCAGAAGCGTCGCCTTATCTTCAAGAGTAAACAGCTTTTCACCCGCATCATCCTCAGCCTTGAGAATAATCATCTCAACCATAGAACTCATGCTCGGCTCGTTGAGGAAGGTGGGGTACTTACGCTGCACTTTTTCAATGTCGCGTGCGGATACCTGCGTGAAGTAAAGGCGAAGCGGTGTGTCCGCCTCGCCCCACTCTTCAACATCAGAAAAACCGCGCTGCTGTTCCGCTCGCTTCGCCGCGATACGTTTAGCTAGGGTCATGTGTTAGGCCACCGTTGCTTGTGTCAATGCACCACTACCCTGCACAGAAATGCTCATTTCTACAAGGCCATCGTATGATGAGTTGACAGAACGGCCAGTAACAATAGCGGAACCGCTAAGGTATGTGTCGCCTGAAGTGTCGCCTTCTGGGTAAAGACTCAAGGTGACTTCAGCGCCGATTGTCAAAGCGCCCTGACCTGCTGTGTCCTCTTCATCCCACAAAACGTCAATCGTTCCTGTGTATGTTGTCAAAGAAGGCTTATATGTGCGCGCAGAGTCGCCCATAGATGTATCTTCGAGTGTGTCTGCGCTCTCCTCGATTGAGAAAGAACGAATTTCTGCAATGGCGTCGGAACCGACTTTTACGGTGCCTTCGCTACCAGCGTGCGTAGCCATGGTTGATCTCCTATCTAGCCGTTTCCGCATCATCAATGCTTGTGTGATACAAGACATCGAAAGTTAATCTAGCAACACCGACAGGTTGTTCAGCATCACCAGAAAAGTCTATATCTGTACTTGATAGCACAGTATTCTTCGATAATCCATTCAGAGTGTACTGAGCGGCTATCGCGTTCTCGACCTGAACGCAGATCGCGTCCAAGTCATCATCAAGGGTTTGAGTCGCACGGGCGTAGACATCAACGCTCACAGAGAGTGTGCGTGAGAGTGTCTTTAGCCCCATCGTGTTAAGCTCAGATGCCTCACCGCCAGCATAGACAGTGATAGCGGGCAGCTTTGCTTCAGTGAGCGGGTAAACGCGGCTTCCGTAGACCCTAGATGAAACTAGGGAGACGCCAGAGGACAGGATTTCAGAAAACTTGTCCCTTATCTGCTTTCTAACGTGTGCCATTATTGACGCTCCAACTGCAAGACAGTGACGCCGGTGCCATCGTGGACCCAAGCGCGAACTTTATACAAGTTCCCACTGATTGTGATCGAGTCGCCCTCAGCTACAGCACCAAGGTCAGATGTGCGGCAGGTGAAACGAGGCTGATCCTCGTGGACCGAAACAAAACCGCCCGCGTCAACAGGGACGGTCTCATTGTCGAAGATGCCATTTATAGAAAACGCATCACCACCACTAAGGCGGCTGTAAGTAGAAGCCAGCGCAAACTCATCCAAATTCAGGATAGCTGCGATGTCACTCGCTATCGGCAGCGCCATACTTGGCCTCCGACTTCTTAGACTTCCTAGCACGCTTCTTGGGTGCCGGAGCATCACTGCCGCCAAGGGCAACAGACCTGTCATATGATTTAGGTTTTTCCACAGCGGGCGCAACTTCTGCACGGCCCATCGCGACTAGGTTCCCAGCCTCAACGCCATCAATTTCGACTACATCTCCAGCATTGCGGCGCAAGCCACCTGCGATGCAAGATTTAAGGATAAGGTATGGCATTGGTCTCTCCTGTTCGGGGGTAGGGAGGGCCGCTAAGCCCTCCCATGTAAGCGCCATTATGCGCCGTCGTTGTTGTATGCGAACGATACAGCGTGGCGGACAGCCACGTCTACTGTTTGCAGAGCAACGATACGAACGGTGCCGCTTGTGCTGTTTGTGTATGGATCAACGGTCAGGTCGAGACCACCGTACATACCGATCAACAGGTCGCTGAAGTTACCGAAGAACAGATCGCCTGCGGTTACTTGGTTCGACACGATTGTACGGTAGCCGTTCATTGTGCCGTCTGGACCAACTACGAACTGGCCTGAACCAGAGTCTTTTGTAGTTGTCTTCAGAGCGCCATACATGCCTGCTGGCAGGATGTAAGCCAAGTTGCCCATCAGTGCGTTGTCTTCTGCTACAGCAGTTTCCATTGCAACTACTTCTGCGAAAGTTGGGTTCGCAGCAGCAAATGATGTCGGCGCGTTGATGCCAGATGTGTTTGCAACACCTGTTGGCTGACCTGATGAACCTGAACCAGCAAGAGCGCCAAGGTCAATCGCTTGTGCGATTGCAGTTGACAGATCGTTACGGATCAGAGCTTCGATGTCCAAGCTAGACTGCATCATCATCAAGCGTGTCACGTCAGTGAAAGCACCAAGTGTTTTTGGTGACATTGTGACTTGACCCAAAGTTGGCTCGCTCTCAGAAGCAGCTCCACCTTCAGTTGAAATCCAACCAGCAGCAGAAGCGGCTGTTTTGCGTGGGATTTTCACATCGCCTTGCAGACCTGACAACATTGTTGCGCCAGCTTGCATNACAGATGAAGCGTTGCGAAGCACGTCGATGAAGTCACCGCCACGGAAGTCTTCAGCAATTACTGCTGCGTCATCTGTGGTGTTCAGGTCACGCTGAGACATGCCCCAAGAGCGGCGAACGTCAGCAGGAACATAGAGACCTTGTGGGTCAACACCGTCACGCTTGGCAGCTTCAGCAGCAGCTTCGAACTCAAAAGAAGCAGCTTCTTGAGCCTTGCGGTCAGACGGGTTTGCCATCGCACGGATAGCTTTCATCAAAGAGAAGTTACGAACTTCTTTCTGTGTAAGACCGATCTCTGTGTCATCAAGTGGCTTTGTGCCGATTACGTCGAGCAGTTCGCCACGGAACTCAGACAAAGATTTGCCTTCAGCGATTGCTTTGTCAGCAAGGTCGCGTTTGTTGTGGTTAGCTGCGAGACGGTACATCTCGGCAGTTTCTTTGGCAGCGGAACGGGCAGCTTCGGCCTTCACCGCTTCCATGTCGATCTGAGTATTCTCAGTCATGGTAG